CTGCAAAGGTCCATAAAACGATTTTTCATCGTTAATTATGAACCCAACGTTTGTCATCGTTCTGATATAACTAGAAGCGATCCCAGACGGCACAATGCAATCGTCGCCAAAGACAGAACAATCCTTTAATTCTTCCCATTCCGGGAAGAGAGAATTGTTTCCATCCTTAGTGATTCTTACAGCGTGTGCATAAGTCCAAAAGACGAGAGACTCAAGCGGAAAAGTAACCGCATTACCCATGGTCGAAATCATGTTAAGACGAACCTCTTTACCATTAAAGGTAGAGCTTTCGCACCTTAACAACATGACCATCTCAAACCAATCAGGAGGTAACAACCACCTAAGCAGTTCGATAGAAACACAATCCGAAGCGCTAGACCAGTCTATAGTTGCATTACTGCAACTAATACTAGACAATCTAGCGAGTTCTTTGTGTGTATCAGGTAAAGTCTCTACATTAAGACCAACAGACTTCATACACCTATACATGACTTGCATTAAACCTTGCTGTAAGAACATATTACAGGTAGGCTCCACGCAAATCATACGGCGTTTAGCTGTGGTCTTATCGACAGTTGTAGCACGTGACCAGTGAACGAGTGAGTACCAATCCGTTAAAGGATTAGCGCTGTTGAAGTTTCTAACAGCAGATTTCAACTGGAAGTCGAAATCGAAATACTCTCTCATTAACTTTTCAGCACCAGTAGTCACAGACATCGGTAAGGTAAATTTGGATTCCTGGGAAGTATCTGAATAAGATACACCCAATGTGGATCCTGACGAGTTACGACATTCGTCAAACATTTCCCTTACTGACAGAGAGCCTAACACTGATTTAATCAGTGCTTGGGCCCGCAGATGAACTTTTTGTTCATCATTTGCGCAGCGTTGTATACGAAGTGGCATGGCACGAAACTCCTCACGGAGCTTAGTGTTTATCCTCTTCATATGGCGATTAACTTCAAAAAACTTCTTGAAGGTAGCCGCCTCTAACAACTCTTTCTCTTGGGTAGGCGAACAGTACTTTTTAAGTACCTCGTTAACCTGTCTGTTAAACGCATAAAGCGTAGTGCTGTCATTGAGGCAATACACATGTTGAGCCTCAAGAAAGTCACGTCCAATTGCCCGGCTAATAGCTGTTGCTATTTTGTCGGGGTCAAAGAGCTGTCGCTTTTTGATTTTCCGGCTTTGTTTCATTTGGATATCTCCAGTTATGGAACAATTGTTCACCTAAGTACTTCTTCAAGTACTCAGGAACCAACTCTCTAACAATAGCAATCTCGAGCAACAATCGGTGGCTGGCCAAACATTCAGCCATAGACAACCGACTAGTGTTATCGAAATTGCAATTAGCTTTACCCGCAGCATTAGGGGTTAGGCTATTAAGCTAGAGACTGCTTCTTCCAGAAATCCGAGAAATCGGAATCATGGAGAAGCTGGGCTGCACTCACCAACATGCTTTCAACTTCGGCGTCCGTAGTTTCCGGATCAACCGACAGCTGAATTGTCATGGTGTTCATGGTATACAATGCGTTGTCCAGTGCCAAAGGCACCAGCATCTTCACTGTAGACCGTTTCTGAGTGTAACCATTGGGAGCACCTGCATTTTTCACAGGATCAGACACTGAGAATTGAACGTTAACATTCGCAATGAACTCCGAGGAGTCATCGAGAGTAACGCGCTTTTCATTCAGTGTATCACCCTTCGTGATAAATGTAGTGGCTGAACCACCGGTTGTTGCGACAGTTCCATCGACTAAGATGGAAGCAGTTTGGATTCCCATAGGAACCTCCTAGGTTAATCTTGAAAAATTCGCCACACAAAGTGTGATGACATCAAGAAGCTTAGTGGCTGTATTTGCTACATAGCTGGGCGTTAGCCCAGGGACCGTATCAGATACAGAAGGATACCAGATGTCTCGATCATATACGAAATCTCGTATTGTGACCGTTTCAGCTAGCACGGTATTACTAGTTCCGGCAGGTGGAGTATGAGACGCGTAGAGGAAAGTTTTT